GGACTTCTACTGCGGATAGAAATAGGATGTCCCATATGTAGATTGAATTTGATGCACCAAATACCATTGAGTTGCTGGTGGTAATGTTTACTTGAACTTGAAATAGGCTCATATCTGGTATTGTTAGACCCGATACTTGTAGAGGAGAGCCGGGTAGGAAGTCTGAGCCGCTAACAACTTCACTTGGCATAGTTGAAGTAGTAGTAGTAAATACTGGAACCCAAGTGGTGCCAGCATCCAATGAATAGGAAATAACCATATTTGAAGGTGAAATGGTAGTAGAAAGACAAGACATATTGAGGGTACCAGATAGATTAACTCCGGTTCCAAATGTAGTGTAAGTCAATGTTGATGTATATGTTGTTGATCCTGGGGTTGTAGTAGTAGTAATACTTGCTGCGTTGGCAAGAGTACCCCCTACTTGTAACGTTCCAAAGGTGTTTGAATAAGCGTGTGAAGGGGTAGTTTCAGTAGCTAAGGCCCCAAATCCTGCAACCCAAACAGAGGCAGAGGGTCGATAGGCAGAACTGACCATAGCTGGGTATGTAGACCAAGCAGAAGGAGCTAATGTAACTCCGCTGAGAGTCCAGGTAGAGACATCAGCGAAATTCTGTGAGTCTGTGCATAGGTTGGTTATGGGGGTGGTTGACTGAAGATTAGTCCCTCTCCAATCCGTTGCATAGATATTTGCAGAATTGATGGTAGTGCCAGAGGCTATACCAGAGAATGTGAAATTAGAGATCCCACCTGTTCCAGTAGCAAACGGGGTGTTTGTTATGGTGAAGGTAGAGGTATTAAGGGTGACGGTTCCATCACCATGATTGGTGAAGCTATTGCTCCACACACCACTACTTGGAAGTGGTGTGATTGATACAGTGCCAGTTGGTAAAGCTGGATTACCATTAGAATCTACAAAATTGTAAACCCCACCTACCCCGTTACCATTAAGGGGAACCGCATTAGCTGTAGCTGAATATCCAACAGGATTCAACCCAGTAGGATAGGCATAACCATAACCATCTAAACCAATACCACTCTCTAAATCTACTTGGAATTGAGAATAGAATACACGATCCAGACCGGCTGACATATGAGGAGCCGTACGCATTCTGTAGATTGGCTCAGTTCCAAACAGGTAGCTATTGTTTGAGAGTGTGTATAACTTAGTAGAATTGTAATCAGAGCATAGATGAGAGGCAACATAGTAAGGGGCAGATAGAGCAATATGGTGTTCAATCAAGTCTCTAGAGAATGTGCCATTCTTGAAATAGGCTCTTTCTGACCACATCTTTGTAGTTAGGTCATAACACCAAGTTGTAGTAGAAGTGGGTATATTGATACAGTAGAAGCTATGACCACCATCTTGATAAGTCCAAGTAGAGATCCCTGTTAAATCAGGGAAAGATTGTATCCAATTTTCAACAGAATGGTTAGATACCCTGACTCCACGATACCCAGCAGCTAGGAAAACCTGTCCAAACCCTCTGGAGTCGTTAGATACCCAGATCAATTGACCTGACACTTTCTGAATGGTCCAGGGGAGATTACATCCCCCCTCTGCATAGGAGCCTGGAATTTGCTGGAACTGGTTAGACCCTAAGGCTCCACCTGTATTCTGCCAAACTGAGCTTGAATGCCCACCAAAGAACCACAAAATATCATGATCTGAAATAACTCTAGAAACATAGTCAGGACCAAGGTTAGCTGTCACTTCATCCAGATCAGAGATGTTTAGGGGATCGGCTGCAAAGAAGACTGTTGGGGATATGACATTCTGAGTAAATACAAAGTAGCCATCCTGAAAAGTCACATAATTAGCGCCATTATAGGCATTTGAGCTATTTAGCTGGATAGCAGAGGTTGTACCTTCCTCAAAAACAACACCATAATTAGAACCATCTACAACTACTACCTGACTAATTGATCCACTGTTAAGCACACCATTGTAATAGTTTGGAATACCATCTGCTATACAAACAGGTCCAGTAGTAGTAGTTAAGTCAGCAATAACATTAGGAGTTGTCCAGGTAATGCCTTTATCTGGTGTATTTAATGAATAAACAGAATTTCCAGCAACACATATGACACTACCAAAGGCTGTAAGGTGCAAACCTCTAATGGGAGATTTTGGTAGATTTGCTACTATATCCTCTCCTGGAACAGATACCAACATAGCAACTTCTTGCTCCTTGGATGTAGGCATACCTAAAGCAGACACTTCATCCATTTCTGGATACATGTTAATAGTTTTTTGACCCTCGTAATTTACGGTTCGGAGTTGGTATGTTGGACCAATAAAGCCCTTTAGTTTACTCATTAATAGGTCTCCACCCAAGTTACAACAGATCCAGTACCAGCAGAAAATAGAGCCTCGTAAGAGCTACCGGCTGGAACAATACCAGATACCGTCAATGAATTAGGGGAGTTAGCTGAGGTAGCTGCTAAACCTACACTAGCAATCAAAAGCTCAAGAGTATTATTGCCACTTCCAACACTACACTGTATAGAAACATACATTGGTTTACCTGAAGCATTTGGGTAAGTAGTGCCTAAAACTCTTCCAGGGCCAGTTACGTTATATTGAGTATTAAATACTGTGGCTCCAGAGCCGGTAGCTCCAGTTGCACCAGCCGCTCCAGTAGCCCCTGTAACTGACACACCGGCAGAGCCGGTAGCTCCTGTCATACCAGTTACCCCTGTAGGCCCTGGCAGTCCTATAGGCCCAGGAATCAGGATGTTTGCTGGGCCAGGAGAAGAGATGCCAGATAGGTTAGGCATGATGAAGCTGGTAGGGTAGTTAGCCTGTTGGACGCTGGATTCGTTAAGCAGGTTTACATACACAGCACTATTCTCAGCAGCATATACAGTAACTGTTCCAGAATTATCCAAAATCAATGGATTTGAGGCTAGATATTGTCCTGTAGCATCGGTATAGGTTGATTTAGGAGTAGTGTAGTCATTTAAATAAGTGAATAGCTGACCACCAATAAGTGGGTTATTATTGGTGTCAACGGCTCTAAAGAGATAGGCTGAAATCATTTGTTTCCTCAATATATATTATATGGGGCTTGTAATCACCACTGATGTTGTGTATACAGTAAATGTGTTAATTAAAGCCGTTGAATAAAGGGTATTTAGAATTCCAACACTTAAAGTTATAGTAAATACACCGGATGAAGTGTATGTATGGGTTGGTATAGTATTTGTGGAGGTGGCTCCATCCCCAAAATCCCAGTGGTAGACGAAGGGTCCAGAGGTATACGGTACGTCTGCCGTGGCAGTAGGAGTGAAGGTATAGGCTACTCCAGGGGCGCCATAGGTTACCGTTAGACCTGAATGGGAGATTATGAAAGAAGCATAGATATTAATAGTTGAGGCTGTATTTACAACCAAGTGGTCTACAGGGAAATTGGGTTGCTGAGCTTGATTTATGTCTGTTAAATTGAATGTGTAGCGTTGATTATCATCTAAAATACAACTAGCCACACCACTGGAATCTAGCTGTAGAGGCCAAGGATTCCAGGTGTAACCACCACTTGCTACCTTGTAAGTCCAAGATGGCGTGTCTGTTCCACTCTTATAAGTCCAAAGATACCCGTAGGATAATGGTTTGTTATCCTGGTCAAAGAATTGATGAGAGTAAGATGCATAGCTCATTAAACCACTTAGTACTTCTTTATAGAGCCTAGTTTGCCCTCTTTGTCTGCCTTATTAATCTTAGAATCAAGCTTAAGGTCTTCTTTTGAGCCTTCCTTGACGCTTTTAGACTTGTCCATCTTCTCATCAAGCTTCTTGGCTTCCTTGGATGCCTTGGGACTGATTCCTATTTCTTTATCTTTCTTTGCCATTGTATTACTCCTTAGCTACCCATGAAAGCAGATACCAAAGCGTTAGTACCAGCAATAGCCGTTACTCTGCACCTGTAATAGTTGTAATTTAACCCTGTGGTTACTGCAAACTGTGGAGTTACACCTGAAATGACTACAGAAGACCCTACCGCATTCCAGTTATTGCCACTAATGGAGCCTTCAAATACCAAGGTTGCTGAGGCTCCGGCATTGTTGCAATAGGCTTCAAAATGGGCAATTCCATTAGAAGGCTCTGGTAGTATGATTGGCATTGTAGAAATTGCACTTGCTGTACCGAATTGTGTTGATGACATTTACTGCTCCTTATTTATAGGACTGTATAGCCCATAGATTGTGCTGCCAAGTTAGTAGCTCTTCCACCTGTCCACATTGGGTCTAGATGTAGAGCTACAGAACCGGCATTGATATCATTGATGTCGTGCTTAGCTTCTTTTGCTTCCTGTAGTAGCTGTGGGGATGGAACACGATCAAACATCTGGCATAGACGTACAGCTAGATTGTAGATGAGGGCATCACTGTAACCCTGAGGAAGCTCAATCAAATCAGTCAAATTGACCAAATTGGGCATCTGATCCCAGGTATAGAGAATTATGGAAGCTGGGCCGGTTGGGATAGGCCAGAAATTGAGGATCTGATTGGGGTATTCGGGACGAATGTAGCAAGCTAAGGGGAAGTTAGAGGGGGTAGATTTAACACAGATGTTCTGCCATTGCTCTAGGTTGAATGCAGCATCCAATGGTAATTCAATAGATGTAGTTCCAGTTCCAGAATATATGACGCTTAATTTCTCAATCTTGACAGGTCTAGGAGTGCTAAAATCTCCACCAGTTCCTAGAGTATATGATTGCTTATTGGCTGTTAATGGGAAGGTGAAGCTACTACGAGCATATACTAGCAATTCGGAGAGATTCCATCTATCAAGCATCAAATTAAGAGTTAATAGTGAATCTTCATACTCTTGTGATGTAAGCAGGGTACCGACACCTAATACACCAGCTAATTTAGCAGCTTGATCTATTGCCTGTTGAGCAGTAATTATCATGATTAGGCCCCTGCTTCTGCTTTACGCTTTGCCCATACTGCCTTCATCCTATCGCTCTGGCTCAGAGTTGATGGAGTGGAGGTGTTTTTCTGGCCCATCTTTACAGCTATACGCAGACGGTCTACTTCTGATTTTAGATTTTCTTTCTCTTCTTCAAGCTTAGTGATCTTGATTTTCAACTTTAAACACTCACCACAAGGTTTACTAGTCTTTGTAATGGTTCTTGGGCCAGTGAATGGCTCGTACTCATACTCTTCATGGTCTGACAAAGAAAGTAGAAATTCCTCTGAGGGACAAATGAAGGCTGGTTTGGTAGGATGGTATAGAAAACAAGGATATTTAGACACTTTGACCTCACTCTTATTATAGAAACAGCTACCTGTCCGAAGAAAGGTAGCTGTCTTGTTGTGCAGTCTACTTTATTAGGCTGAGGTGTTGTCTTTGATTAAACCAACTGATACTAGCTGAGTGATTAGGTTCTTTAGAGCACCAGTAGAGCCAGTGTTAGAGATAGAACCTGTGACACCGATAGGGCCAGTGACACCACTTGCTCCATAGAAAGCCACAGTCTGATACTGTGTTCCTAGAGCGAAATTGAGTGGATCGGTTGTCTGATAAGGGGTATTAGACATTGTATTATTTCCTTTTTGAGAATGGTTTAGAGATGGTTAGGGAGTGTTTTAAGCTCCCTTACCGGTTAGATTACTGAACGACCTTGGCACCAAAGCCCTGACGAAGCTGAGCGGCACCAAATAAAACGTCTAGGCGGAATAGAGCGGTATCGTCAACACCGTTATACCAGAATAGAGAGCGGCAACGAAGACCGGACTGGTCATCCTTCATACGAGTGGAGCTAGCTCCACCGAAGGAATCAACGTCCATGATGTCAGCCATACCAAAGGCAATAGCATCTTCATGGAAGGCTAAGGAGGTCTTAACAACCTGTCCAGTGCCAGCGGCTAGAGCAGAGGCGGCATTTACACCCCAAGGATAAACAGCAGCAGTAGAAATGGGTAGAGCGTCAATGTTCTGAAGGGCTCCAGAAGCAGAGGTATACATTGCGGGGCTGAAGTTAACAGTAGAGCCAACCTGAGAGGTGACTACGAATTGCTTCAATTCGCCCTGTGTTCCCTTACCCTGAGGGTTGACAGCGTGGACACCAGCAATGGTGAAGTTCTCACCAGGGTTGAAGGTGCCGGTCATGCCAGCGATGGTGAAGGCAGTAGCACCTTCAGAGGGAAGAGTGGTGGTAACGGTTAGGGTTCCAGACCAAGTGCCGCAATTCTGAGTAGGAGCGTTAGCGGTAGAGAAGAAGTCTAGGCCACCAGCATTACCAATAGAGCCGATACGATACTGATCACTGATTTCCTTGGTAGGATTGAGTAGGGTAGACATCCCACCAATCATTCCAGCCTGCATGTAAGGATTTAGAAGACCGGAGAGCTTACCATCATCTCTGACAGCAGCCTGGGTTTCCATGACAGCCTTAGCATCTAGGAAGGGCACTAGATTGGTAATGGCGGTTCCAACTTGACCGTAGAACTGATTGAAGAGCTTAGCCTGAGCAATGATGCTGGCATCAATTTGCTGGAATACAGTAGCCATTAGGGGATCAGTGACATTTTTCTTGAATTCATCAACATTGAGGGTTAGCTCTTTGCTGGTTAGGATAATGTCAGCACCACCCTGAGCCAAAGCGACAGGCACATAGGTATCATTGTAACCGGTTGGGTTAGCGGTAGCACCAGAACGGTATGGGTAGAAACCAGGAACACGGACATTGAGGGTATCACCAATCTTAGTGGATTGAAGATAGTCACCATCCCAGCGTCTAGCTACACGAGAAGCCATCTGGCAGTTATTCTTGACTACATCAAGAGCAGAAGCCGTGATTTCAACTCTATTGTTGAAGATATTACTTGAAATTGCCATTTGTTAATCCTTTTTGTATGGTGTTTAGTACACCGTATATCGTGTTTGTTTAAGTGAGGTTCCAGCAGCCTTAGTAGATTTAATGGGAGTTATTGGAGCAGGAAGACTTGCTGCCTTCTTAGCTGAGGGTGTAGCTGTTTTAGCTTTATCCTCTAATTTAGCTTCAATTTTACCTATCTCTTTAGCTGACTGAGTGGGAGTCATATCAGCAATTTTATTACTTACCTCTGGATTAGCCATAAGGTAGTAGAATAAATCTACTGATACTGGAGATTCTTTTATCATTTGAGCCATGGTAGCATTGGTACGGCTGGCATCTTCTTCAATCAATTCAGGTAAGTCAGGATACTTTTCAACGGCTGCTTTAATAGCTGTCTTGAAATTAGTGTCCTTCTTAGCTTGTTCTCTTTGGTAATCCCTAATGTCTAAACGATAATCTAGATCATTCACCCCATCCCTATAATTAGCTGGGTTGGGAAATGTGGGATCAATAGTTACCGGGTCAATGGGTTGAGACTGGACTGGTTGAGAAGGTTGCTGGTTATTCTGAATGAGTGCTAATTGGCCCTTAAGCTGTTCGCGTTCCTTCACCAGCTTAGCAATACGCTTTTCAGCGGCTTTGCTTCTTGGTTGTTTAGTGGGTTCGGGCTCCACTTGGGTTTCAGTCTCTTCATCAGATGCTAATGCTTCATCCTCAGAAACTTCTTCCTCGGTAGTAGTGTCTGGCTCTACTGGTTCGGGTTCATTAACCACAGACTTAAGTATTTCTTTTGATTCTTGGGCTTTTCTGGCCTGTTCTGCTACTTCTGCTGCCTGGGCTGCTTCTTTATCAGCCTTAGCTTTAACAAGAATGACAGACATATCTTGATATTCACTACTCATGGTTATCTCCAAGGATGTTCAGGGTTATAGAGACCAGACTCTTGTGTTCATATCTTATTATAGTAATATTTACTAGCTACCCTGAAATATTTCTGCTGTCAATGGTGTTAGACCATCTGTAGAAAGCAGAATTAATGGATATCCACCCATAGTCATAGCCGGTGTTAATGTATATTGTAAGTAGGCTAATGTTGTTACAGCATAAGAATATGCAGTCCAAGTATTAGAAGCATAATTGTAATAATATGAAGAAATTGTAGATGGTAATGGAGTATTAGCACTTGTTCCGTAGACCATAATTCCATGAGTCATACCTATTGCTGGCAAATCACCCATTGGATAAGGGCAATCTGCCAATCTAGTCCAGGTGTTAGCTGTTAAGTCATATCTAGAGAAATATTGTTGACCAACGTCATCATAACCACCTATATACACATAATTACCATTCTGAATTATAAATGGACGCTGATTTAATGAATCAAAACCAGCTAAATATGGGCCGATAGTCCAGGAATTAGATGACTCTGTGTATATGCATGTAATTCCTTGTTGATATGTAACATCATTGTCAATAATAAATAACCTACCATCTGATAGGGTTAAACCCGTCATTTGTGTTCCAGAGTCAGGCCCTGCGGTTCCTGGTATCGTATATTGATAATGAAATTGGTCCTCTATTGCCCATGTTTTTGAGGTGGTGTTGTATATTTCAAAGGATTTATCTCCTCCTCCACTCCCTCCAAATATGGCTGCATTACCACTAGGCAAGGATAGGAGGCACCCTCCCCCACCTCTAGAAATATTTAAAGCACCTGTAAGAGTAAAATGATTAGCCACAGGATCAAAAATTTCTGTCGTTCTACCAGAGCCATCTGTATAGCCACCACCTAATACATAAGTACCCCCTGCTACTAACCAGGTACCGTCACCTAATTTACAAGATGCTCCAGTGGAATAATATGGGATATATCTTTGCTTCACCATTGATGGGCCATAAGACCAACTGCTTCCATTAAATAATATGGTAGTATTGGTTATTCCAGAACCCAAACCACCAGCCAACATAATCAAATTAGAAGATAATTGCAAACCAATACTATTCGCTTTTGGCAATATAGATGAAGATCCAATATTGGCCCAAGTATATGGGTCTATTTGAACAGATTTACTTGCTGTAGCCGTACCTAGCGTATTGGTATCAGTGGCCGTAACGGTAGCCGAATGAGCACCAGTGGTCCCCCAGGTGTGGTTTAGAGAGGCATTGACACCAGTTCCACCATCATCAAAGGCCCAGGAATAAGTGAAGGTATCAGAAGGTAGACCCGGTGTAGAGGCAGAAGCCGCATAGGGAATTGAAGATCCTACTGGATAGCTCATTAATTAAGCCGGAGGAGTAATTTTAGCTGGTGCTTTAGGCTCTTGTAGGGTCTGTGGTTCAGGCTGTGGATTAAGAGCAGCACCTACAGATTGTTGTATTACATCATTAGCTGCCTGATGATGAAGCTTATCTACGTCTAATATGTGTTTCTGAAGCTGTACAGCCATTTCATGAGTCATCTGATGCTTATTCTTCATATCAGCTAATTCTTCCTTAAAGAGCAGCATATTAGACTGGTGCTCCATATCAGCCTTAGCCTTCATCAATTCTGTCTGTTGATTTAGCTGGGCAATTTGTAGCTTGGTCTGTTCCCCAGCCTGGACCTTATCAGCCAATTCAGTCTCTTTCTGGAGGGTCTGGGTTAGCTGCTGAATTATCTGCTGGTCATGCTGTAGACGTTGCTGTATGGCTGGAGGAATGCTCTTATCAGCATCCTTATCCTCCAGAAGACCAGGAGGAAGGGCTTTTTCAAGACGCTCACGTAGCTGGATGGCAATGGGACTGTCTAGCTGGGAAACGATCAGATCACCCGCTACATTCATCAGAGCGGGGTCTTTACCGGCCAGATCAAACAACATGCTGACATTCTCTTGTCTCTTGGTCTGGTAGGAAGGTCCAGCAGTCACAGTGATGTCATATTTACCGGTAGTAACATCATAAATCTTGGCTACACCATCTACTGTTTCAATTCCAGTCTCTTCAGGGCTACCATCACCATTAATAGTAATCATCTTAT